ACAGACCGTCCAAAATAGTAATGCTAGGCTCTTTATCAGCCAACTCCAAGACACTTTCACAAAGCTCACCGTCCTTTCTTATCTGTGGGATCTTACGTTCACTCCCATCATCCTCTCTAACAAATTTATATGTGCGGGGTTGCCAGCCAAGATCAAACAACCAAGCCTTCACCTGATCAGAAGAGTTAGGGTTTCCTTGCTCTCTGCCTACTTCAACAACCATAGACTTGGTGGTGTAGGGCATACGGTTTGTCTTACACAACTCTATCCATCTCTCACCATGACTGGACAGGCTACCATCCTTCTTGTACATCACCTTTGGTTGGGTTCTCATTGCAGTCAGAATACGCTCTGGCATGGCCTTAGCCAATGCCTCAGTCTTCTCTTCTTTCTGTTGTTCCCAGTCAGCCAGATATCCCTGCGCTCTATCTACGTCTAATTTCCACTGCAGGGCCTCTTGTTTTGCGGCACACTTCATCTTGAAGGTCAGATAGTTTATCAGTTCATCTGCTGTTGGACCCTCAGTTGGTTTGTCGCAGTATAACTTGTTTAATTTGATCTCAAGGTCCCGCCATAAACGCATGTTAATCTTAACGTCCTCATTGCATCTATGTGCATACTCTTCTTTAGTCAGGTTTTCCCAATCGCTGATCTTTGGCTTTGGTACACCGTAGTCCTCACCATAACTCTCTAAGCCATGCTTGCTACGATTATGATTGATGTACCATGATAACGCTAACGTGTCGATCAGAGTAGCTTTGACCTCTATTCCCAACACCTTTTCCACTGCAGGGATGTCGAACCTTACAATGTTGTGACCGATCAAAACCTTTGCTTCTGTGAAGAATATACGCATAGCCTCATAGTCATGGGTATGCTGTACATCACCATTATCATCAGCCCAAGACAATACGTGTATCTTGGTGCTGTTTAGTCCATCTGTTTCAATATCAAATACTGGCACTATATTACCTCTCTTAGTGTAAAACTGTCTGAATCAAACTTCATCTTTCCAGCCCGTCCCTCTTCGCTGCAGGGGCGGTTTTTTTGTACGCTAATATACGTAGTATTACGTTCATCATAGTCTTCTGACTCTTTATCACGCTGCAGGTCAATGATAACAGAAGCGCGTTGACCAATCATCTTACAATACTTTGGGTCTCCGTTTTCATTGGTATGGGCGATTGTTACGATCCCCACGTTTAACTCTGCAGCTAACTTCGACAATCTAATAGACAGATCTGCAAGCATAGCCTCTTTGCTCTCTTCTGATGTACCTGCAACCACGTCCTGTATTGGCTCAAAGAATACAAACTTACAATCACAGGCTTGGCTAAAGAAGCGTATTTGATCACATAGTTCATCAGCGCCTTGACCATCTGGTAAATAAAACTGATAGAAATTCTCATCCTTGGTTAGTTCTTCGATAGCGGTAACAACAAGATCTTCTGCGTCTTTCTCTTCGATCAAGTCTCTGCGTGTTAGATTGTCTTTTCTGTGATACGACACAAGACCAAGAAGGCTACGCAGCTTTGTCTCTTCCAGATGCCATGCTGCAATAGGTATCTTACGCTCTAGCATGTTATATTCAAGATAGCGCATGATCTCTGTCTTACCAATTCCTGTGGGAGCCTTGATCACAGTGAAGTGTCCCTGCATCAAACCAAGAATCTTGTCATCAAGTGCCTGTATTCCTGTGGGTACGTACTGATGTTCTGGTGTATCCCGATACAGCGACAAGAATTGTTCTGTACTGTTTAGGATATTCTCTGGCGTATGCTTACGAGGCTTGAACCAAGCAGACTTGAACTCTTGTTCTGCATTGTTCTGCAGAAAGTCATTAGCGTCTTTGTATTTCTCATGTGGTACACGATACACCTTGTTAGGGAATAGACGTGCTACACGATCAGCTACAGCATTACCTGCTTCATCATTATCAACAGATAACACAATACGTTCAAAACTATTTAACCAGTCTGCACAGTTCTCCCACATTTTCTTGGAAGGGGTAGCAGAGGGCAACGACACAACAGGATTGATATATTGACTCTTGAGCATCTGTGCTACTGACAGTGCGTCCAACTCGCCCTCTGTGATTGTCACAGTCTTAGAGCAACCTGCAGTAAACAGGTTCATGCCGAACAGTTCGTCACCCTTGAATCCTTCTTTGGTGTAGAACTTCTTATCAGCTATACAGCGTACCTTAATTCCCCCAGAAGGGTATATGTACTCTTGTTTGTCGTCATATGTCAGGACGTTAAAGTCCTGCATGGTCTCTTTTGTGATACCCCTCATAGGTACATATTTTCCACTAGAGGGATCAGGTTTCCTTATTTCCACTACAGTCTCCGCATACTTTGTTGGGTAAGCCTCTTGCGCCCACTCAAAGGTTTCATCTTTTGATGGATATGCCCTATCACAAGCATGGCACTTCCCATAACCCCCAGTATTCCAACTGAAAGCATCAGAAGAGCCACACAACACATATGGACACGGTTGATGCGATTTCTCTGTCATGTGACTCTCCTTTCTATTTATGATTTACGTGAAGATTTGAAGTAAGGTTTAACACCCTCTGTGCCTTTCAAGTTGTCCAACTGCTCACGCTGACGACGAACAATATATAGAGCAGCAATCGTCATGTTACTCACGCCACCTTGAAACTTCCTCATGTTTTTATCTACAAACTGCTCTGCATATCCTATGTTTCGATCACAGATAGAACCAAATGCTTCTTGATCACCAAACTCATTAGTGTAAGGTTTCTCTGAAATATCTGTGATTTCACTACGTGCATTGTAGTTACGCATATTCTTCACAGATGATCCACCACGTCGAATAAGTTTGTTTGCATTATCGACTGTTGGTTTCAAATTCAAGTCCAAGCACTGTTGCTTTGCTGTATTCCATACTTTTGCTGCTGATGTCATTTCGGGTCTCCTAGTTTACAACGGTCAGGTTAGGTTTATCTGTTAAGAAGTCTTCAAGTTCTGGTTCAACAAGATCCATTACTTTCTTTAGCGACAGAAACCATTTAGCACAGTCTCTAGCCATACTTAGTCCTATATCATCTGTGTCATATCCTTCCATTATTCTGTCCAATAATACCTGTGCGGCATCCTGTGGTTCGCCAGTGTACTCTTTAGCGTACATCATGGAGATACCTAATATCGCACCCATAGCCTCATTAATGTCATAGTCTGGCACAATAAGGGTTCGAGCCTTACGTTCTTTCACTTCCTCTGCTGCACCAAAGGGTGTTATTGTCCCACTATCTAGGTTGCTTTTGATATCAGCAAACTCAGGTTTAGTCTGAACATCATTATAATTTGTCTTAGCTTCAACCACCTCTGTTTCAGTCATGTGTGTATCTGACGACACAATCTCTTCACGTAATTCCTCTGGGGCTGACAAGAGTGCTTCCCAAGCATGGCGACTAAAGTTTTGTGCCCCGTGGGGCACTTTTCTTACCCTATTTAATTTCTTACAATAGTCATAAGAAATCCCGCAGTAATTAGAAAACCTACTTACGAACCCTGCCATCTTGTTGTTTTCTTTTAGGTATATATCAGCAGCCCTGTTCATCCATTCTAGTTTACGATGAAAGGCACTACCCATATCAACATCAGCTTGCTTAAAGCCATCGACACAATCTTGCCACTTGTAAACGACAACAGAAGTTGCCTTGGTCATAAGTTCATTGAAGTATTCGTCATCATCCATACTTATGTTTCCTTCTCTAGTTTATTATCATCATAATGATTAAAACTTACGTATATAGATACAGGCAAGTTTCAATATTTTATACATCACAAATTGTTACAGATTTTTTCAAGTGCTGATTTTTCTTTACGATGTACCCATACTTGGTTATGACACAACTCTTTAGCTACAGCATCTTGTGTCATACCATCCCAATATCGCATACGAATAATTGTCCACTCATCGTGAGTAAGACAATTAAACGCAGTCATAAATACGTGCCTGATGAATTGTTTACGCTCCAGAATTGTCTCTGGAGATTCACCCATTGCCATTTCCTCTCTAATTTCCACTGAGGGGGTGTACAAGGCTTTCTGTAGTGCCATAGCAGTCCAGTTTCTTGTCTCTTGATCCCTAGACATAGAGTGTGCCTGACCATGAACGGGAACCTGCACAACCTTCCTTTTGTGGTT